GCCGACCTCCTTTGCGACGGACGTGACGAGCTCGGCACGCTGCTGCTTCGCCTTGAGCCCGTTCAGCTCCTTCTCTGCCGCCTCCGCGCGCTCCACGGCCTTCTGGAGCTCGCTCTTGCTCGCTTCCTCAGCCGCGTCGAACTTCTCCGCCTTGGCCTTGAGCTCGTCGTAGTCGGAGTGCTTCTCGCGCTCGCGCTTGAGTCGCTCCTTTACGATGGCATCCAGCTCGGCCTGCGTGAATGTGCGCTCTTGCTGCTCCGTCGATTCGCTCGGCGTCGGCGTCTCGTCTGGGTTGGGCATGGTCAGCCCCCTTCCCCGCCTCTGGCGGTCGTCTTGTTCCGCGCTGAGCCCGCGCGTTGGGCATGAAAAAGGCCACCTGCTAGGTGGCCTGTTCATCTGGTTAGTACGGGACGGTGCGCGGCGCGTCCAGGGTGCCACGTGCCTCGTAGTCCCGTGGCGTGTACCACTGCTCGACTCCCGCTGAGTCCAGCTTGCGCACGTCGCCGGATGGGATCTTCGCGGTCGCGTTCGGGTGCGCGTCCACGATCTCCCTCTTCTTGGCCTCGAGCTCGTCTCTCGTCAGCTCGCCCTTCTCGAACTTGGCATCCGCTGATGCCAGCTCCTTCCACGTGCGGTACTGCTCGTCGATGTCGACGCCCTCGACGTATGACGAGCCATGGATGCCAGCGATGATCAGGCAGTTGCAGCCGCGATGGTCTGCATGGCCAGCCGATTCCTCGGTGTGGTACGCAAAGCCACGCGAGGCAAGCATCATGCAGTAGGTGCACGTCTCGGCGCCTGTCGGCACTCGCGCGTAGGCCACGTCACCGGGCTGCAGGCTCCCGGTGTAGTAGCGCCTGCGCGGGTATCGGGTGCGGCTTCCGAACCCAGAGAAAGCCGTAGGCTGATTGAGCTGTCCGTGCTTGGCATTGCCGAGCTTGGTGCCCAGGCCGCCCCTGCTCACGTAGCGGTTGTCGCGCTCGGCGTTGCGCATGGTGGTCTGGTTCGCGCACCTGCGTATGTAGTACTGCGCCATGGAGTCGATAGCGTCGTAGTACGCCTGCTCGTCACCATCGACAAGATGCTGGATCTGGTACTTGACGGCCTTGCGCACCGACTGTCGGGGATCGGTGAACAGTATTTCCGCACGCGGAAGACCGGTGTCGGCGGCAGCCATCACATCGTCGTAGAGGTCTGCCGCATTTGATGCGGCAGCTGAGCCGTAGTCGTTGACGTTGGCCGTCACGATTTCGATGCTCGCCTCGCGCACCTCGTCGATGGCTGCCTCCGGGTGACTTGCCATCCACTTCCTCACCTCGGACGCCGACTTTGCCCCACCGCGCTTCTGGGCGAGCTCGATGAGCCTTGCGTAGGCCTGTACCTCCTGGAGCGATATGCCGTAGGTCGGCGGAAGCACCCCAGGCATGGCTTACACCTCGCCCAGCAGGGCCTCTTGCCGCTTGTCGGCGCGAGCCCTGCGCTTGTGGGCGTTGATGCGCGCGATGTCGGACTGCTCCAGGCCGAACATCTCGTAGTACACGTCGGAGCCCGCGAAGTCTGGATCTGGGGCCGCGATCTTGGTTGCCGCGTCAGCCTGGGAGACAACGCTGGGCGTGGCCGCGTCCTTGAAGTGCGCCATGACGCTCTTGGAGTCGTCGTCCAGCTGCGCGACCGAGACGTTGCCCGCGATGGCCATGCACAGCAGGGCGATGTTGCGAAGGCCCGTCTTGTTCGGCAGGTTCAGATCCTGCTCCACGGCCACGACGAGCGACTCCTTGGTGGCGTAGATCGCTCCCTCGGAGGTCGGGTTGTCGTAGGTCACGCCCAGCTCGGAGAGCGGGACGTTCGACTCCATGGAGAACTCGCTGGCAAGCTGGCGCATGTAGGAGATGTGCGGCTCGAAGCTTGGCATCGAGAACTGGCCGAACTGGGGCGTCGCTCCGGTGCGCTCGTCGCGCGTGAGGATCATAAGGCCGCCCATGAGCGCCCTCAGCTTGTTCTCGCTCATGGCTCTTGCCTGCTCGTCGGTGGCATCGATGAGCCAGCGCTGGACGGAGCTGAACAGCTCGGCCTGCGCCTCGGTGCGCAGCTGCTCGCGCAGCGCCTTCTTGGTGGTCTTGCGCACGTTCTTGGTGATGACCGAGCGCCCGAAGGGCCGGAACTCGCTCGGAGCGTGGCAAAGCGGCTCCATGAGCGGCCTGCCCGCTATGTTGGGCATGCGCTCCTCGACCTTCCAGGCGTTGTCCTCCCGCACGATGCGCACGGTGCTGTCGTGCTTGTAGTAGTTGATGATTTCGGGCACCTCGGCGCCCATGGCGTCCAGCTCGAAGCTCACGACGGCCATGCCAGACCTGATGCGGTGGTGGCGATAGTCCCACAGGGCCGTGGCGGAAGTGGCGCTGTGGAAGTTTACGACGGCGAGCGGCTCGTCCTCCTCGCCCTTCGAGACGGTGGCGAAGATGCAGCCGTGAACCAGCTCGTCGATCACGGCGCGCTGGTACTTGTCCACGAGGTTGTTGTCTCGCACGATGGCATCCAGAACCACGGGGATCTCGCCGGTCGAAGCCACGAAACCATCGAATATCGAGCGCTGCTTGCGCGCCATGACGGCCTTCTCGGGCCACGCGCATGACAGGTCGAAAAGGCTGGCCATCTCGTCGGTGAGCGAGAGCCCGAGATTCTGGGCGCCGACTTCGCCCATGTAGTACTGCATCTTCTCGGCGTTCTTTTCGAGATGCTTGTTCCACTGGGCGATCAGCCGCGAGATCTCCGCCTGCTCCTCCGCGCTCAGGCCCTCGGCCTTGGCAACGCCGTCAACTCCGTACATTTTCCCTCCCTAGAAGTAGATGCCGCCCTTGACGGCGGGGTTGCGCTTGGTAGTCCTGAGCGCCCAGAGCGCGTTGCCGCATGCCTCGATGGGCGTGGCGTTCTCGCCCTCGAAGCCCCAGGCGCCGTCCTTGCCGATGCGCCTGCGCGTCGAGGTCTGCACGGATGCCAGCAGCTGCTCCTGTGGCCGGTACCACGTGAGCGCCCTGTCGGCTATGGCGTCGGCCAGCAGTGCGGCGGGCATCCCCGCCTGCGCCGCGGGGAGCGGCATCACGTAGCCCTTGGGGGCGTTCGACATGCGCTTGGCGAGCGCCTGCGTCCCTGCCTTGCCGTCGATGCCTACCGACGACCCGATGCCGGTGTGCTGCGTCAGCCACTCGACCAGCCAGGTGAGGCCCTCGTGCATCGGTCGCACGTCGAGCAGCTCCAGATGCGTCACGTCCCCCGTCTGCTCCGCGACGGCGAGCGCCACCCACTCGCCGTCCGTGCTGAAGCGCACGCCATAGGCCGTCCGATCCGGGCTCTCGCCCGGGCTGTCGGTGGCAAGCGCCTTCCATGCGCCCACGTCGAGCGCTGGCTGCACCTTGCCAGCGACCGGCGACCACCAGCCGAGACGCTCGCGCGCGAATCCGTCGCGCGTCATGGTGTCGTGCTCGTTGCGGACTGCGCGCTCGCTCATGCGCCTGCCCATGGCGGGGTTGGTGGCATACCAGAGGTCGACGCTGTCGATGTCAACCTCGTCGAGCGAGTTCCCCTGGGCGCCCCACTCGAGCCACCAGATGCTGGTGTCCCCGCCGTCGTGCGCCTTGTCGTGCAGCTCGCGCAGCACGGTTCCCTGGCACTCGGGGCCGGGGACGGTGCCGAGATAGATGATCTGCGGGACGGACTCACCCTCGTCTATCTCGCCAGCTGCGGATGCGACCGGGAGGATTGCGTCCTGCTGCGCTGGTGTCAGCTCCTGAGCCTCGTCGATAACGATCACGGAGTACGTGCCGCCACGACCGCCGGAGTTGGTGCGCGTCTGGAACTCGATGCAGGTGCCGTCGCGGAAGTAGATGCCCTCGTAGCCGCCTGCCTTGTAGATGTAGTCGACCTCGTCGCGGAAGTCCTCGTTGGCCTCGATGAAGTCGCATATCTCCTTGAACATCTTGCGGACTGTGCGCCCGTGGTGCGCGGAGTAAAGCACATTCTTGTGCTCCACGCACGGCATCCAAGTCGCGTAGTCGCGCGCGGCGAAGCTCTTGCCATTCTGCCTCGGTTTGGTGATGCATATGGTCGTTGCCGCAAACTCGCCGTTCTCGTCACGGGCGAGGAACAGCTCCATCTCGTACTTCTGCGAGTCGTAGTAGCGCCGTCCGTAGTCCTGGAACATCCTGACGGCCTCGCCACCGCGAGAGCTCGCGTACTCGCCTATGCGCTGGAATGTCGGTCGCTGTCCGCCTAGCCTACGCGCCATTGCGCCGTGCCCTGGCAAGAGGGCTCTCGGCCTTCGGCTTCGGCAGCGAGTCGAGCTCGTTCATGACCTCCATCAGGCGCTTGGAGAGTGCCGCAACGTCGCGCCCGCTCTCGCAGTCGGTTATCGACGCCGCCAGTTTGTCGCGGAGCGCTTCGAGAGTTGCGCGGCGGTCTCCGCTCTTCGCCGCATTGATGAGGTCAGCCACGTACCAGCCTCTTTCCTTTTGAACCGTGGATACCAGATGTGGAAAAAACCATCTGTCTAAATCGGCACA